CTTTCCCAGATTGGGTAATACTCACTTACTGCGCGTAATCCAATATCATCTCCGTTAATTAGCATTGGCATGTCCTTCATTGCGACATACATTCGGTACGTCCTCTCGTAGGCGTAACGCGACATTGCTGCATTAATTAAACACAACACAGGAAAAGAAGTTACTGATCCCATCAATTGACCTCTTGTTTGCTTTTTGATCTGTTCCTTGTACTCGATTTCAAATCCAGTAAGGGACTCCAATAACAAACGTGTCATCGAATAGTCTAGTTCCATACAATCTGCAATGGCTTTGCCGCAGATTTCGGAATAAAGAGAATAAAAGTTGTCGGTGGCGGCTTCGTAGTCGCCTGACAAATATTCTTCTTTCACTCCTTGTAGTGGACCGACTTGCTTCATCAGTATTTCACTCGTCACGGGCGTTCCAATTAATTGGAAAGTAGGATGTCGTCTGAGTTTATTATGTACAATTTTCTGGATAGTCTTTAGAACAAACGCTCTTCCGGGTTGAGACTTAGTTATTACGCGCACTTTTAGTGCCTCTGGCAGACCAACCATGGTTGCTAAGTTCGTTTCTGCATGCGCCTTTGCTTGCAGACGATGCCATAATATCTGAAATCTTGACTTAAGATCCCGCTGTTCTAGGTCTGGTTGAAAACTTTCTATTACCGAAGTTGGCTTGCCTCCTTCGTCCAAAGTGTAGACTGGTGCGTCGAAACCTCTGCCTTCCTCTCCCTCAACCTCTACGTACTTGTACGGAAGTGGTCGGGACTCGAATTGGTAGTCTTCGTACACTAATTTCGCTTCGCCATAGATTGTTACCTCACCCTGACTCTTTAACTCTAAGTGTTCCTTCCCTTCGGTCGGTCCACCTGGTGTTCGTAGTCCATCCAGCACATCACTATATTCACCTAATATTGCTCCTACAGAACCTAAGTCTGAACGGGAAGAAATGTAATTTGCAGACGTCGACGGAAAGTACGGTTCGATCTCCTCGCCTAGAGGAATCCTTCCAAGTACTTCGCTCACTGTTCTGTAAATCTCTCTCTCAACTACCTGTGGAGTTAACAACTCCTCCCACGGCATTCCAAAGGACATTGCCCCTGGTGCATGGTATTGAGCGTGGAGTTCACGTTCCTTCTCATTCTTCCACTTTCTTCTCATGGTACATCTTTTCGTATTTGTAGGTACATAACGAGGCTCCTGCTCTTTGGGCAAAACTAGCGGTGGTGTCTTGCTGTGCCAGTCTTCGAAGATTTCGTCGATATCAATTCCCATTGGAGGTTTTACTTCCGTCGGATGTTTGTTATCGTCAGTCAATGCATGGAAAGTCTTTTCCAAAGCGGTCTCGACCATTTCCTTGGTAGGACGTGGTGAGCCCTTTTTGACGCCGATGTTTATCGTCGCCAATAAAGAGAATTGCTTTTCTACATCGCATCTTCGTACTTCTGACATTAGCCAGCGCCCCGTGGATCCGCACATGAGGATGTGTGGTAAATCAGTCATGTCGAATGGTTTGGCAGGAACGATTTTGTTCAACTGCCAACTAGCAA